TTGTTTGTCACACCATTTGCAATACTCTTGATCCCAGTCTCCTCTACGATACTGGTTGCCAATGTAGAAATGTTTGAAGTATTTAGTTTCTCTGTCATGGTTAACCTCCTTGTATTTGTCCATGATTGCTTGGCTTGGTTGCCAATCTTTAGATAGTTGGTTCATTGTATTTGCTCCAGTACTCATTCCATATGTCTGTCGCAATAGCATTGCACCAGTCTTTGTCTGACTGATGAGTTGGTTTCATTTTGTAGTTGATGTATCGCTGTACTTGTGACACATCATCTGCTTGTTCTACTTGCTGCTCAAGACCATCAAGTGATACAACTTGATCGTAATAATCTTGCCATAGTTTTTTATATTTGTTCATTGTTTACCTCCACTACTTTGAACTATCATTTCTGTAACTCTTGCAGGAGTTACAATGGTATCGTTGCAATTATTACAACATCTACCATCTGATATTGGTTCGGCACAATTACCTTGATCCCAATACATGATACCTTCTTCTGTATATTGTTTTTCTATTTCTTTGTGACATATTACACATATCATTTGATTATCTCCTTAAATATTTTATCTGGAATGATAGCAACCCATCTA